GAATACACTAATAAAGACTTTTATAATTTTATACATCCCTGGTCAGACGATTTGCCATATACGTATGATACTTGGGATTTTGATTATTGTGCGGACCAAGGGTTTTCATTTACGGCGACGAGTAGCACCAATATTCCTGGCAATACAAATAATATTCCTGGAAAAATAGATAACAAATAGATAACAAAAAAATTTTATAATTCAATAATTATAAAATTTTAAACATTTTCATAACCGACACATTGGTTTCTTATTCTGGGCACATATGTACCCATACTATTTTCGTTATAATTAGTAGGCACGTCAATTGTTAAATAATTAGGAATTTTTCTAATATAAAAGGCAATATTTTTATTAGTATTTTCATACATTTCACTCAATAATACATTAGATGGTTGTAGTGCTGGTGCTAATTCTGGGTCTCTGCCATTTATATTATGATATTGTCCAGCTTCCACTATTTCTACATCTTCATCATCGCTTAAATGAAAGTCACTTCTGGCACGCATTTTAATATCATCGATAAATTGGCTAATCGTTACATTGGATCGTACAAAATATTTTTTTGTTTGGCAACTATAAGCCAATTTGAAATATAATTCGTAATATGAATTGGTTCGATTCATTTTTATATATTGGGTGCATTTTATATTCGTTATATTTTGAATATCAATTTTTTTGTTATATCATAATAGGTTTTTTGGGATTATATGTGGTGTAATTTAGTTCCAAGTGTTTTGAAATATGTATTGTTATAAGCGATATTTTTATTTCACCAAAATGCACGGTTTTAAATGTTCAAGGGTGTAAACTAATTTCGGTAATTATTTCACAACCCCAGTTTTGAAACTTTTCTGCTATTGGTTTTCTTGATTTGAATAATACTTTATATACCTTTTTCAGTAAGAAATGTTACATCTTGTTTTCCACCTAGGGTGTGCATACTATGCACTACCTTTTATGTTTCATTAAATTCTCGAATAACAGAACGAATTGTTGATATTTATAATTATTATGTCCTCCTCTTTTTCATTTTATTTTATTCACTATTCTGTGAAGAAAACAACCCAATAAAATCAAAGAAATCAAACAAGGGAGTAAAATACGCATTCCTCTAAAATATTAATTCGTCGTTATATTTTTCTTTAATTTTTTCTTTTAAAATATTTAACTCTTCGTGTAAATCATAATTATCTTTTAATACCATTTTAAGGTTCATTCTTTTATCTTCTATTCTTTTTTCAAATACCAAATGTTGTTTACCTCTCGTAGTAATTAAAGAAATATATTTTGGTAGTTGTAATCCTTCTTTTACTGGATAAATATTATTATCTAAATCTTCGACTACTTTATTCGCTTGATTTAATTTTTCTTGTATAGATACTTTTTCTGATTTTGTTCCAATCCATATTTTATCTAATTTTGGATGTTTTTCAACTTTAAAGAATTCTCTTTTTTTTGTATGTTCTTTATCTAACCATTCGTGATAGTAAACCACATATTTTTTCATCATTTCTTGTGTAATTTCTTCAGGCAAATCTTTCGCACTATGTTTTCTTTCTCTCTTAGTTCCTTCTTTTATTCCTTTTGAATTTAGTTCTTGTTCCTTTCTTGTAGCAATTCTTAAATTATCCCAAGAATTATTTAATGGGTCTTGGTCTATATGGTCTACGCTTGTATTTTTAGTACCTTTTCCATTTCCATAACATCCTGTAATTATTTGGTGAATGTATAAATTCAGTGAGCATAATATGTATCCGTTTTGGTGTTTATACCAAGTTATTTTTTTGTTAATGTTTTTTTCGTATTCTAATATTTTTTCATAGCTTTTTAAACATAATTTACATATTGTATCTTTTTCACAATACATTAATATATATTCTTTTTCATTTTCAATTATTCTCCATAAAGGATTTTTCATAATATTTGCATCTTGTCCACTAGTTATATAATGTCCTACAATGTATTCAACTACATTATAATTTTCTATGATATTTTTATGGTAAAAGTGATAAATTTCAACATTACACTTTCTTAAATCATATTTATTTAAATTTTTTAAATTATAAATAATGCTTTCACTATTATAATTAAATATAAAATCTAAATATGTAAAACGTTTGTAATTACTTGTGTATGATGGATAATCTTCTATATTGTATTCATTAAATACAAAATTTTTATTAAAATTTATTATTTTATCTTTGTCTTTGTAATCAAGAAAGTATATTTTATCTCCATAAGTAATAGTTCCACAATTTAGTTTTTCATCTGTTCCGTAAAGAGGTTTCATTTTTGATAATATAGTAATATTATCTATCTCAAAATATGAATCAATTTTATCAATATTCATATTATGATATTATTTGTACTATAGTCTTTAAGTAGTTTTGGGTAATAAATAATAAAATATTATTATATATATTTGAGAAAACCGCCCAAACCGCTCAATTGGAATATGCTAATCCACCCATTCCACTCATAATACGTAAGACGTTGTAGTTGGTGGCATAGACACGGACCTTTGCAGTCTTGGTACCTTCAACAGTTGCGTTGGATAAGACCAATTGAAGTGTGGCGTTATCAATTCTGGAGAAGTTGCACGTGCCGCTTGGTTGATGTTCTTCAGGTCTCAATGCAAATGAGTAAACATTGATACCTTCATCAGGGGAACGTGTGTGTGCCTGGTATGGTTGGACCCATGAGAAGTATGAACCTTCACGTTCAGAGAAACGATCTTGTCCGTTAAGTTGTAATTTGGCAGTTACAACTGGGTTTTGGCCCCAACAATGCATATCTAAGGAGGTTTCGGTTAAAACGAATGTGCCTGCATCAGATACACCTGAGTTATCAAGGTGTGAGCCGCCGTTTTGTAAAAGAGCAGCAATGGATGCATCAGTTCCTGTTGGAATAGGGACAGCAACACCACCAATGTTAACTTCGTTGTAAGGGTTTTCTGGACCGTGCCAGTAGCCAGTGAAGCCTGCTGGGATGTATTCATCCATAGCACCTGCGTCTTGGAATAAACCACGTGCATCAATGAATGCGCGAGAATCAGCTGCAACTGCTGCTGGGCCACCGAAAGCATGGATAGCGTTTGGTAAAGCATCAATAGCATCAGTGTAGTTGAATGGTTGGGCACCTAATACCTTGAATAAAAGAGCATCACATGTTAAGGATGAGCAGTAATCTACGTTTTGATCAGGTTGAACAACCCAGATTAATTCCTTAACAGGGTGGTTGAAATTTAACTTAATCTTGTTACTGGATGAACCAACTGATTCATCACCTGTGAATTGAAGCTGGGTGATTAAGTATTCGTGTGGGTTCTGTGCCATTCGGCGACGTTCATCAGTATCTAAGAAAACGTAATCAACGTATAAGGATGCAGCAACTAAAGATTGGTTGTATGCAATGGTTGCTGGAACTGGGCGACCAACTGAGTATTGGTTGCCAGCTGACCATGGGTTACTGTTGCAGTTTAAGGTGGTGACAGCCCATAAGCACTCATCAATAGGTCTGATATCAAGGTTGATCTTGACTTCGTGGTATTGAAGGGCAATTAAAGGTAATGCTAAGCCAGGGTTGGTGCAGAACCAGAATTGTAATGGAACATATAAGGTTGTTTCTGGTAAAGCGTTTCTTGGTGCACAAACTTGACGTGGTGCTAAGGAATCACAAGGTGATTCAACATCAGAGAATGAAGGATCGGTGATGAATGTTAATTGGGTTGTGTTACCAATCATTTTGAAGTATCCGCGTTGTTGTTCAGCAGTCATTGTAAGTTGGTTCCAGATGTGCATCCAGTCACCGTATTGACGGTCGATTCTTTGACCACCAATTTCAACTTCAACTTGAGCGATGATTTGCTCACCAGGGAAATCTAACCAACGAGCATAAACACCTGTGTTTTGGCCAGTTGTGTAGTTTCCAAGACCCATAAGTTGGTTGATCTCAGGAAGTGTTACTTGTAAATATGTGCGGTAAGCCAAGTCACCGTTTCTACTGATGACACATTGGACTCTGCGACCAAAATCGGCTTGACCGTTGAATGTTTGTTCGATTGATTCGATGGAAAAGTTAGTATATCTGCGATATGTAACTTTCCAGAAAGTAATTTGAGGATTACCAGTAAGGTAAACGTCTTGGGCGCCATAGGCTACTAGTTGCATTAATCCACCTCCCATTTTTATATAGTTGCTAAAGAAAAAAAATTTTTGTAAATAATTTAATTAATAAAAAATTAATTATTAATTAAAATAAAATAAAATAAAACCAGGAAAACCCAAAAACCAGGAAAAACCAAAAAACCAGGAAAACCCAAAAAACCAGGAAAAACCAAAAAACCAGAAAAAACAAAAAACCATGAAAAACCAAAAAACCAGGAAAAACCAAAAAACCAGGAAAAACAAAAAACCAGGAAAAACAAAAAAACAATAAAATCAAAAAAATAAGAATTCCAATCGTAAATACACCAATATACCTAAGCAATAAATCTGCTAATGTCTAAATTTGTTTTCATAAATTTTAACAAATATGAATCTTCTAATACTTCCTTTTTGCCTTCGTGATTTTTTGTAAATACATATGATTCATTTCTTTTTTTTACACTCCATCCTTGCTCGATGGAGTTAAAAAGTAATAACATTTTTTGAAATTTGATAACGTCTATTTTGACATTCTCATTTTCTAAATCTTTTAAAGTGTCTAAATTAATTTTAATATCCATTAACTATTTTGTAGAAAACAATTAAATAAATTAAACTAGTAAAACTAGCAAAACTCTATAACATTCGTACAAGTGCAATCTACTTGTAAGTAAAAATAAAATTGATGTAATTAGAAAATATATTTTCTATATATTATAAATTAAATAAATAACTTTTTATTTATGAAAAGGAAGCTATGCCTAATTTTAAACCAAAAACTAGTAAAAAAATTAAGTTTAATAAAAAAACTTCCGTAACTCTTGACACAAAGCACAAAGAATTTTTAAATGAATTTACCAAAGATGAAAATAGCAAAATACCAGAATTAAAACTAGAGAGACAAGAATTAAAACAAAAATTGCACGATGAAAATAGTAACCTTAGTATAGAGCAAAGGCTCGATGTAGAAGATAAAATTAATGAAATCACCGATAACATTAAAGAATTAAAAACTAAGAAAAAAGAGTATTTCCTTGACAACTCTAAATTTATATTTGAATATTTTGAAAACAAAAAAAATATATCTGACGGTTCAACATTACAACCAACCACCAACAAATCGAAATTAGTAAATATGTTTTTTAAAATTAAAGAAGATGAATCTAATAAAAATTCACATATAGAAACCAATAATGTTGTGCAAAAATATCTAAATAACATTGATGATGGGTTTTTGGATATCAATGCTTATGTTTGCCAGACAGATATATGTAAAGTATGTTATAAAGGCGAATTGATTCCGTTAGAAGACGAAGGAGTATTGGTGTGCAATACTTGTTCTAGAAGTATTCCTTATTTAATTGAAAACGAAAAACCCTCCTACAAAGAACCGCCAAAGGAGGTATGTTTTTATGCTTATAAAAGAATCAATCATTTCAAAGAAATCCTTGCACAATTTCAAGGCAAAGAAACCACTCAAATACCAATTGATGTTATAGAAAATATAAAGATGCAGATTAAAAAAGAGAGAATAGAAATCTCTCAAATTACTAATGCGAAAACCAAAGAAATACTCAAGAAATTAGGCTATAATAAATACTATGAACATATACCATTTATTAAAGATAAGTTGGGAATTAAACCACCTATAATGTCGCCAGAATTAGAAGAAACATTGTGTAATCTATTTATAGAATTACAATCACCTTATTCTAAGTATTGTCCTGATGACAGAGTGAATTTTTTAAATTATTATTATACTGCATATAAATTATGCGAATTGTTGGGAGAAGAAAAATATTTACCATTCTTCCCAATGTTAAAAGACAAAGAAAAAAGAATAGAACAAGACGTAATATGGAAGAAAATTTGCGAAGAATTAAATTGGGAGTTTATTTATACTAATTAGTCGTTTGTCTATATGTATAAGGGAATGTTCTAATTGGTTGGTTTGTAAGGAAATAATTGTAATTCTCTCGTATTATACACCGAAAAATTGGGGTCATAAGAATTGGCTCCTACGCCTCTACCATAACACATGCCGCCTCTCTGTTTACGAGTTTTTCTATTTTTACGGGTTTTTCGATATACTCTTTTTGATTTTCTACGTGAATGTTTTGCCATAATATAATACAGTTAGATTATATATATCGGTGATTTTCGGTGATTTTCGGTGATTTTCGGTGATTTTCGGTGATTTACTGTTTTAGCAAAACATATGGTAGTTATTCATATACAAACGAGTAAGGAGTGTAAAATATTTTTTATTTATTATAAAATATATTTTATAAATATTTACTTACCAATTATGCTTTTCTTAAAATCCACCTGGGAATTTTACTAGATTGGCGCCGATGCCGAAACCAGCACCTGATCTAGCGGTTGCGCCCATGGATGGCACATAGGTATCAAGGATGCTAAATGTAGCAGCAGCAGTTAATGCAATTAATACAATTTCCTCAATATTTAATGAGCGTTTAGGAATAGCATATGCAGCAATAGCTACCATTAAACCTTCTACAAGGTACTTAATGATTCTCTTCACAAGTTCACCAACGTTTATTAAACCGTTCATTATATTAAATAAAAAGAAAAAAATATATATATGCGATAAAAAACTTAAAATTAAATAATTAAAATTATAAAATGGATTGTTCTAAAGATTGTTCTAAGAAGTCTGGATTTGAAAGAAAACAAAAAGGGGGGAAAATAAACCCTAAATATGTTGATCTATTAGAAGAAGATAAACAAATAGCAGGTCAAAAATTCGTTTGTGTTTCATTTTGTTCTCCTGAAAAAATTTTAAAGGAAAAGGAAATCTTTTTCTTTGAAGAATTTCTAAAGAAATGGGATCTAAATAAATCTATGGAGAAGTTTGTCCAGTTTCTAAATTTTATTTCATTTAAATATAATGTTTCGTTTGATGATATTTCGAGTGACTTAAAGGATTTTGTCAAAGAAGAGAAGGAGAATTTGAACAAAACCAGTATGCAAGATGATTTCAAGACATTTGTGGATAATAATGAAGATGAATTACAGAAAAAATTCGATATTGCTCACAACTTTCAAACAAGCACACGAGGTTTAAAAATTAGGGGCTCTTATCCTACTCAAGAAGAAGCCGAATTAAGATGCAAAATGTTAAGAGAAATTGACCCTAATCATGATGTATATGTCGGGCCAGTTGGTATGTGGATGCCTTGGGACCCTGAAGCATATAAAACAGGTCGAGTCGAATATATAGAGGAAGAATTAAATCAATTAATGCAGGAGAAACAAAAGAACGAAACCAATGCTAAATCCGCATTTGAGCAACGCGTGAAAGAAACGAAACAAAAAGCAATCGAAGAAAATATTAAAAATGCCGAAAAATCTGGTAATACATTGACACAAACAATAGATGAAGAAGGAAACTTAGTGGGAGTAAATAACATTAACACTCAAGAGTCTACCTTGAAAGAACAAGAAAATATTTCTACTGCGGATATTTGCAAGGAGTTATTTGAGGGTGAAAATATTGTGGTAGGTAAAAGCGATAATGGTCAGAGTCAACTAGTAAGTGGTCCTTTTGCAAATAAACAAGAAGAATAAAGAAGAATAAATACAATAATATATAGTTCGTGTAATTATATATTATTTACCTTGTTACTACTAATTATACTAATATATTATTAGTTTCTATATTTTCTTTTTATACTCTACGTCTTCTCACGGAACCTTTACGTTTTTTTATGGACCGTCTGGCCTTTTTCGTGGAACGTCTTCTTCTTCTTCCACCTTCAAAATTAATGGTAGCAAGAGCTTCCTCTAGTCCAGCAGATATATCAACCGATGCTATTCCGCTGTCGATTAATTGACAAATCTTTGTTCTTAGTGCTAAATAATACGATGACGATTTTGTTATAACTGCTTCGGAATTCGTTTTTGCATTATCATATGTTGTTTTTAATGACTCTTTAGCTGCGGTTAATTGACGTTGTATTGTTTCTTTTTTCTCTGTCATCGAACGAGTCACTGCTCCGGTATATGACGCTAATGCTTTATATTTAGCATCTAATGCGCTTATTATATTTTTTGCATCTTCATATGCGTTTTTGTTTGTTCCAATGTATCTACCAATCGCTATTGCAGGGGCGGCTCTTGCAAATGTAGATAAAACTGGACCTGCAGATGAATATAAACCACTTACAATGGAAGAAGCCATTGACCCAACAGATTTTGCTACAGGCACAGCTGCGGAACCCATATTGTATACTGCAGTGAATATAGTACCGCCTGTGGCTATTAAAGAATTATATAAAGATGTTATGATTGCTATAGACGACTCTTTTAATCCATAGACACTCATAAAGGATTGTAATGTTGCAAAACCTGTATAACCAATGCCTACTACAACCGCCGCACTAGCCAAAACAATAGCAGCATCAATAGATAGCCTTACCCAAGGTTCATCTTCACAAATACCACCACCTACGAGTTTCATTCTTTTACCGCCTCTTTCGCCTGGATACAATTTATGCTGAGGAACGAGTTTACCGGTTGCGATTTTGCCGTGATATTCTTCGATTATTCTTCCTGGTACGAGTCTTTGACCTAATGTAACTTCTGACGCAACATCCATTTCTCCTATTAAATTACCAAGAGCAATAGCCTTTTCTTCTGAAATACTCATTATATATACTACATATATTTTTTTGAGGCTAAATAAATAAAATTGTTACAAACGTATTTCTATAAAAATATAAAAATATAAAAATATAAAAATATAAAAATATAAAAATATAAAAATATAAAAATATAAAAGTACTGTAATAAATATAATATAACATTTATGAAGATTTGTTATATTATCAAAACATGTGATAAATATTTAGATAATAGAGTTGTTTATCAATCGAACAATTCTTTACAAAATATTAACACCAATGATATTTTTTATTTAACAAGTAAATCAGACATTTCTAGACGGCATTTTGGATGGAATACTGATGATTCTTATAGATATTTAACACTGAAGCTTTTGCATTTTTTGTATCACATAGATTATGATGAATATGATTATGACTGGTATGTATTTATTGACGATGATACATTTGTATTTACCGATAGACTGGCAGAATTTTTATCTACATTAGATTCAAGTGTCAACTATTATATTGGGAAAGAGTTAGACCATATTAAAAAAGAATTTTGTTTATATATGTCAGGAGGTGCTGGTTATATAATGTCAAAATCTTTATTTATTCTATTAAAAAGTCATATTAAACATAATGGAATAGAACTTTCCAATAAGCATTGGTGCGAAGATTTAACAGTTGGATTATTAATACAAGAATTATTCCATATACACCAGAATAATATTATTCTTTTAAACGATGATAGATTTCATGTGGGCGTTCATCAAAACGCAGAGGAAATACCAAGTGCCATTACATTTCATAATGTAAGAGAAGAAGAACAATTTAACTTTTACAAAACATATTTGTAGAATATTTGTATTTTAGAATTATCTTTCTAGAATAAAGGTTTAAAAATAATCAAATAATATAATTATTATGAAAATTTGTTATATTATTTCTACATGCAATAAGTATATTGATAATAGGGTGAAATACCAAATGGAGAGCATGTTTCAAAACATGAATAAAGAAGATATTTTTTATCTTACCTCAACACCAAATATTGAACAACGCCAGTTTGGATGGTATACCATGGACCATATGGAAAATATAACATGGAAATACATTTATTTTATGTATAATATGAATATACCAAATTACGATTGGTATATATTTATTGATGATGACACATTTGTATTCGAAAACAGGCTTAAAAATTTATTGGCTCGTTATGATTCTAATGAATGTTATTATATTGGCAAAGAATTAAATCATATCAAAGAACACTTTTGTAGTTATATGTCAGGAGGGGCGGGTTATGCTATATCCAACAAATTATATTCGCATATTGTCTCCTATATTAAACAAAAAGGAATTCATGAATCATATTATAGTATTGTAAACACCGAGTATCAACCAGACGATCTGTGCATGGGTATATGGATTCAAGATATTGCAAAAGAAAACAAGGTAAACCAAATTAACAATGATTTATTTCACCTAGGGTTACATGAAGACGACTGTCAACTACATAAAGCAATTACATTTCATAAAGTTACCACCAAAGAACAATACGAATTCTATTATTCAGAATCAAATAAGGAATCCATAGACGAGTCAAACAATGAATCAACAAATATACCAGAAATCGCTTCTACAAAAGACAGTACTGTATTTGTATTAGTATCAGATGCCACTTATTTTAATAAAGCCAAAAGAACCATTGTTGATTTAAGAAGTAAAGGTAATTGGCAAGGCGATATAGTGTTGATAACAATAGATTTTATTTTACATGCGAATTTCAAGGATTTTTATAATATTACTGAAGTTACGTTTCCTCTATTAGACAAATCTATTTTACTCGCTAAAATCGGCGAAAATGGATTTTCAGACACTACGGATAAAAGAGAAATCAATAAATTAAACCAATGGGAAAAACTACATGTCTTCGACGATTATTTTATGAAATGGTCTCGTGTGGTATATCTAGATGCAGGATTAAGGGTTTTGGACAATGTATCTTATTTGCTTCAATTAGATTATAAAAATAAAATATTAGCGCCAAAAGATGGTAAATTATATGATGACCAAGAATTTAAATGTCAATTAAGTTATGACAAACCAGAATTCATTGATGAATTAAAAAACATGTACGGAGACAACATTTTAAAGTCAAATTATATGCTGAATTGTATGTGGATTTATGATACGAATATTTTGAATTTGTGCGACAAAAAGCAATTAATGGAAGCAATGAATAAATATAGTTTTTGTAAAACAAATGAAATGGGAATTATGAATATAATGTTTCATTTTAAATACCATTTATGGGAGCGGCTTCCTATGAAAGCATCAAATGGAAAAATATTGTTTGATTGGTGTGAATTAAATAATGACGGCACACATTGGAAAGATTATTGCTATATAAAATATCCATTAACGATTTCTTTTGACGATTGTTAAAGTTCACGATGGTTAAAGGGACGATGGTTAAAGGGACGATGGTTAAAGGGACGATGGTTAAAGTTCACGATGGTTAAAGGTAACATCATACAACAACTAAATAACACTATAATAATAGTCATTTATTATATTTTTATTTTTCACACATCTACTCATTTTAGCAGGAGATATGCCTTCTGATATGGCAGCTGTTGCAATTGTATCCCATGTTGCTAATAGTATATCTGTATTACACTCTCTTTTATAAACTTTTTTGCCAGTTGACGATACATAGTTTGGTTTATACTCTACTTGTTTTATTTCCAAACCATAATAACCTTCATTATTTCCTTCAGGAGTCCATACTGTTGCTTTAAGAGCATATGGAGAAGCATTTAGATATTCTTTTATTTCTTTCATATCGTTTTCCGATAGCTCTATACCAACGGACACTTTCCATTTTTGATATTCACGTAACAATACTGAGTTTAGTATTTTTCCGCGGTCTGAAAATTTGCATACTTGAAAGATAAAGTTTTCGACACTGTCGTTTTCTCTCGATTTTTTATATTCAATCGGTTTTAATTTAATACCTGCGTATCCGTGATTTCCTTGAATTCGCTTTGGTTTGAATCGAGTATCCAAATAATTTTTTAAAGCGTGAAAGGTTTCTTTTGTGGGTTTAACTTGGTTCCATAAACGATAACGCCCTTCTATATTGACAGATATTTCTTCTACATCTGGACGCACTATGCAAATGCTACTAATAAATTCATTAAATTTTTTGTTCAGCTCGTCTTCGGGTAATAATACATTTTGGTAAACAGACTGGTTCTCTGCATTTGCGGTATTTAAAATTTCTTGTTGACATTCTATTTTATCCTTTAATTCGTTTATCTCAATCGTTTTTTGGGTAAGGGACATTTCTTGACGTTTGATTTGTTGTTTCAAAATTCTATTTTCATTTTCTAATTCTTCGTTTTCCTTCATCAACCTATTGAAATTATCAATACTATATGTCTTAGAGTGAATAATATCTTTAATGCATTTAGATAATTTTTCAATCGTAAAATTGGTATCGTCATATGCAATAATTTCGGTCTTGTTTTTCCCATTTATTTCGAGTGAACGAATTTGCCTTTTTATTTTCGGATATGTTTTTATTAGATTTTCTATTTCTACTTTATTTTGAACTCTAAACGCCTGCATTAAAATAAAATTAGTATATTTTTTACGATGGTCGGCTATTCTAGTGGCCAAATCATTTGTATGTCCAAATTTAATCAATTTCTCGCCAGCTTCATTGGTATTATCAATCGTTCCAAAATAAATACATTCGGTGTTTAGTGGAAATTGGATAATGATCGCTTGCTCTATGGCCTTTTGTTTTTCTTTTTTTGTATTTTGTAATAAGGTTTGTTTTTCTTGTTCTACGGTGTGTTTAATTTCTAAAATAATATTTTCTTTTTGTTCGAGTTGCAATTTTAATTCGGTTGTTTCTTCTTCTAATGTTTCTTGTAAAACCTCCTCTAATTTCATGTAATATTCATGTATTTCGGATGCTTTTTTCGTTTGTGCTTTCAAACACAATGATTTAAAACATTTTATAGTTAGCATTATGGTTTGTTTATTTTGACCGCCATGTTGTTTTACTTTTTCTGTTGTATTAAAAACCGCTTGTCCTTCTTGACGACCAAGATTTTTATAGTCAATATTTAATTCAAAATTTTTTGTTAAAATTCTCTTTGCATTTTCTTTCAAAGTAAAACCAAGCCATTTCCATATATTATCAAAGTCAATAACAAATTCTGTGTTTTTATCATAATTTAAGTAACAATAAAAGCTACTAATAAACAGTTGTTGTTCAAATCCAGTAAATATTTGTTTAATTTTATCTAGCAATTTGTTATTATACGTTCTGGAAAGCTTTGTAATAGGGTTTTTCTCTATGAGTTCTACAATGTTTAGTTGTGACATCTTATTATACAATATATAATAAGATAGTCTTTAAGTTACTTTACCGTTTTTTATTTATAAAAGCGAGTTTTATAAAAGCGGTTTACCACTTATTCGCTTTTTTGACACTAATTCTAGGTCCTCCTCCGCGTTTTTTGGCTGCATTTGGGTCATATTGTTCTTCTTCATCGTCGTCCTTCAGTCCTTTTGATAATTCCCAGAATTCTTTGGAGCCTAATCTAAAATCACCGTGGTCATCCGCTTTATACCAAAACACTTGGTCATGTAATTTGTTGGATTTTGAATTATTATTGATTACCAAGCACTCATAATTCTCTGTGCACTGGTCCATGACCTGACAAAATGATTCAAAGGTTGGAAACATACCTGCGTAATTTTCATAGATTCTTCTGCGGTTGGCAATGTAATTTTCTCTAAGGATAAACACATAATCTATATTGGTACGCAGTGTCGGTGGAATGCCTAAGGGATATTGCATTGTGATGACCAACATGACCTTCCAATGACGACCATTCATGAAAAGTAAACGCATCATTTTATCACGCGACCACGTATTATCATATAGACAATCATCTAAAATAACAAAGGCTCTGGGGTCAATCGTAGTGCGTTTATACGTTTCCATTTCTTTTTTAATTTGTTTCAAAACGGTTCGTTGACGTTTTAAAATATTTTCAATGATGGCAGTATTGTATTCATTATGTACAAACAATTTTGGCACCATTTTTCCGTAAAAACCGTTTCCTTCTTCTGTTCCAGATATTACCGTGCCAATTGGTATTTCTTGTTGATAATAAAGCAAGTCTCTTACCAAAAAGGATTTGCCAGTGTCTCTCTTACCAATTAAAACCACCACAGGTCCTTTATTCTCATTTGGTTTAAAACTAATACTTTTCATATCAAATTTTTTAAGTTCCAAAGTCATTATTATTTAAAATAGAAACTATTTTTTATCAATTTAAACGTATTGTAGAAAAACTAGAAAATTTGCAATACGAATAGAAATCTACAATATTGAGAAAAATCTATAATTTATATAATAAGTTAAAAACAAATATAATTTTTATATTAATTAGCTAAAGTATGGTATTTGTAAACTATCAAAAAAGAAAGAACGCTGAACTTTTCAAAAGTTTAGAAGATTCTGATTCTCTTTTTCTATCCAATGCACAAAATTATATTCCAATTTACACTAGATTCTTTTCATTAAATGATACAAACTTTAATAGTATCAATTTAAACCATAAATGGTATATTTATAGTCTTGATAAACAGAACGAAGAAAACCCGAACTTGTATAAATGCAAAATCAATAATCTTACAACGCAAAAGACAATTCATAAAGAAGTATTTTTTAAGCTGGCTCCATTATTAGACCCATATAAATATTTAACAGGAAAATATAATATTAACGATGAAAAAATATTTAATTTACCCACATTAAATTCCAGTTCCGATGAGTGTCACCCAAAGTTATTAGACACCAATAACTCCGCTTACGTAGATGGGTTATTTATATATTTAACCAGTAATTTATTGCACAATAATCATTTTATACATGGACTAGATTATTATGGTTCTATTCTAGGCATCAAAAATAATTATAAGATTAATGTGTTTGATGATATTGATTATTTGAATAATTCTGATTTTTTTAATAACAACAAAAATACCCTCTTTAAAATAGACGATTATCAACATTTATTTCAAAATGAAAACAATGCAAAATTGGCACCCATTACAATACAATATAATACCAGCGCGAAGTCCCAATTATCAATAAAATCTCTCGATAATGAGTTATTTGAAGGTGTATTTGAAGATAATACATCGAGTAAAAATAGTAGCGATGTAGATGATGTAGATGATGTAGATGATATAAATGTAGATATAGACGAGTTACACGAATTCACCAATGATTTAGATATAACAAATACGAATATAATAGATACTGAAAATAACAATGTGGTTAGTTTAAAATCAAATTCGTCTTGTTCTTCTCGATCATCCTATACAGATAGTAACGACAGTAATAATGATAGTAACGACGAATGCGACAATTGTGGAGAATTAGAAACCTTTGACGACCTAAATAGTGATAATACAAACAGTGCCAATGACTCGGAAAGTGACTCTGAAAATGAATCTGAAAGTGATTCTGATAATGCATCATACGAAGAAGAACAAATATTCGCCACCATACCAAAATTTCCAATCCAAGTTATCGGCATGGAATATTGTGAAAATACATTTGATGATTTAATCTTAAATGAAGACTTAACAAAGGAAGGGTGGTTATCAGCATTTATGCAAATAATTATGATATTAATAACATATCAAAAATCATTTGGATTTACACATAACGATTTACATACGAATAACGTAATGTATAATAAAACCGATAAAAAATACATTTATTATTGCTATAAGAAAAAATATTACAAGGTTCCTACGTTTGGTCGCATATTCAAAATCATCGATTTTGGCAGAAGTATTTATAAATTTGATGGCAAATTATTCTGCAGCGACAGTTTTCAAATAGGCGGTGATGCAGCCACCCAATACAACATCGAACCATATTTAAACAACAAAAAACCCCGATTAGAACCCAATTTTAGTTTTGATTTATGTCGTTTGGCTTGTTCCATTTTTGATTATGTGATTGATGATTTTGAAGAAATAAAGGATATTAGCAAATGTAAAGACCCAATTAAACGTTTAATTGTGGAATGGTGTTTAGACGATAAAGGTATAAATATGTTATACAAAAATAATGGCACTGACCGTTATCCAGACTTTAAATTATACAAAATGATTGCACGATGTGTGCATAATCACATACCACAAGCACAACTAGAACGCTCAGAATTCGACGCTTTTTCAAAATTTAAAGGAGACGTTCCTGATGATGTTATCAACATTGATAATATACCTTCCTATATGTAACTCTGGCATTTTACAAGCGGAACACAAAGGTATAAAAATTTGTATATTTAGAAATAATAACAATAATATATAATTGTTATGGAAGAAATTCTTATTGACGACCTGGCCCCCGAAACCCAATATTATATCGAATATCTTGGTATGGACCGCGATGATTATATGGTTGATAAAAGTTATAAGAATGTGCGGAAAATGGGTACATTCAAACGTTTCGTTCCTTATGGTACTACGAATGTCGCTGAGTTTATAGATATAAAAGACGTGAATAGTGGTGAACCTAGTTCAACATATCCATTTGCAAAAGATACAATGCTGCTTTCGTCACCTCCTTATTATTTTTATAAAATGACTGGAAATAGAGAAAAATATAATACGGCATTACAAAAGGGATTCGAAAAACTTATTGATGAAAAAACGAATACAAATATAGGCACCGAAGCCAGTCCAAAGGATTATTTCACATCCAAAAAGTTAGGTGGTAGAAAAGGTCGGAAAAGTAGAAGAAGTAGAAAAAGTAGAAAGGGTCGGAAAAGTAGAAAAAGCAGAAAAAGCAGAAACAAGTAAAATGGTAACAGTTACCATCCACAAATGTATAAGTAAATCTTAGTTTGTTTTATTTTTCTTTACAATCGGCGTAATTTGTTATTTATGTCATAATATAATCTTTGAGATGTTTATATTATGGATTCATTTGGTTTTATTATAACAAGACATGTTAATTCCGAAGCTACCAATAAATACTGGAATCATTCAGTAAAAATACTTAGAAGATTATACCCTAAAAGAAAAATAATCATCATTGACGATAATAGCAATCAAGATTTCGTAAAAGCAGACTTTAATTATAATAATCTTCAAATCATACAATCTGAATTCCCTGGTAGAGGAGAATTATTACCCTATTACTACTTTATAAAACATAAATTTTTTGAAAATGCGGTAATAATGCACGATAGCGTTTTTATTCACAAAAGAATTAATTTTGACAATTTAAGAGGTAAAAAGGTGTTACCATTGTGGCATTTCCATTCAGACAATGAAAATATAAATAATTCAATAAAAATATCGAGTGTTCTATTGAATTCACACATTTTACAAGACAAATTAAGAGATGAAATAAAAATTGGATTACCACAAGATAATTGGTATGGATGTTTTGGTGTTCAAGCGTACATTAATCATGATTTTTTATTGCACATTGAAAATAAATATAAAATAACTAATATGGTGTATAGTGTATTGAATCGACTTGATAGATGTTGTTTAGAAAGAATTATGGGCTGTATTTTTAACAATGAATGCCCTTTATCCATAAAAATAAAATCGTTATTCGGCGATATATCGCAACATCATAATTGGAGAAAATATACATTTGACAAATACATTGCGCACTTAAAAAAAGGCACTACACCACATGTGGCCGTGAAAGTTTGGACGGGTAGATGAAAAACTGTGCTATTGTGAGAGTTAGATTCGTTAAAACCATCACAAAACCTAAAAACCTAAAACCCGGGATTATCGGTAAACACTGGCGTAACAGCGGACCCACTCCCTGCGCCTCCTTTAAATAGTGGGTTTATTTGGTCAATAACAAAATACCCAGAAACAACACTAAAGTAAACTAATAAGGCATCTCTTATTAACAATTTAAGCGGTTTACTTTCCTTTTCTATAAATCTCATTTCAATAAATTTTGCGATTAAAAATACGACTGAAATGATTGCTGCGTTAATAAAAATATTATTCATTACAATAAATAAGCATAATCTTATTTATTTTAATACGCATTTTATTCTAAAACTTCAATATCGTCGATTATTAAATCTGGTAATAATTCTAGCTGCGGTTCTTCGATATTATGAATATCTAATACATCTAAATTAAATGGCTGGTCTGTAATGTTTAATTTCGAAATATCGTCATCATCATTTTCCATTTCCATTTTCCTTTGTTGATTACGTAACTCACTTATTTCTTCTAAATGAGAAATAGATTTTGGAGCAATTACATTGGCTACATTTCCATCATCGCCCTTTACATAATCAATTTCGTTGAAACTTAAGTTGGGTCTGGTTTGTAATCCATGTGCATTGGCATTTACATTGGCATTTACAGCTTCCTTTATAGGTTCCTCAATGATTTCCTCCTTAATCTCTTCTACGACATCTTCTTCTATTGTCTCATCCATATATGCTTTTAGAATTGCGTCCACTGGGATACTCTCTCTCAATGTGTTTAATATACAT